TCCTGGAGGCCTGACATGCTGACCAGAAGCGTTACGGACACAGTCAGCAGGCTGGCCACATCGATAAAGCGGGATATTCGAAGGGGCGGGGCGCCGTCCCTTCCAGCGCCGAGCATGGCGAACTTCACGTCGGCACAGTTCGTTCCAGGCTTAAGCGGCTCGATCAGCACCACGAAGAACGCTGCCAGGGTTTACGCCCGTGGCTCGCTGACCCTTTGGTGTGGCTGGATCACCGGGACAGAGGCAAAGCTCACGTCGCCGTCGGACTTCGGCGACAACGATGGGGCCATGCAGGTCGCTATCGACGGGGATGCCTTCGCCAGCGCGGCCAGGACGGGTTCGGTATACACCCTGTTCACCGGCCAACCGCATGCAACCCGATTCGTCGAGGTTCGCTGGGTTGTCCAGATGGGTGACGCGCCGTATATCGCATCGTCCGGCAACGTCCTTGAGGTGACAGGGCGGCCGCCCGCAATGGTTCCAGCGTCGAACTGGGTTCAAGCTGGCGCAGATTCGGCGACCGGTCTTCACTCCGGGGCTCTGATCCCAAACAACGCAACGTACACGCCCAAGCTCATCGCGCCAGGCGGAACCACGTACGGTTCGAACGTCAGCATGATCAAACTGAAGGGCGCCTTCACTAAACTGGTCGTCACGCTCAACGGCATCCGCAAGATCGGTGTCAGCAAGAACGGCGGAGCTCCCGTCTTCTACTCGATCGCCGATGAGCCAGACGAGCCGACTCGCGCCATGATCGTTCCGTGCGATGGATCGACGTCGACTTATTACGTGTGGGATAGCGGAACGGTCAGGAACAGTGGCGGCCACTTCGCGGTGTCCGGCGATTCTGCATTGCTCGACATCGGATCGCGCGTCCGCATCTACCAGCCTGGCGATTCAATCACAGCGGGCTCTGGCCCAGGCGCTACCGCAGTCAACACCGAGGTCATGCCAGTTGCTGCGTCACTCGGCGCGGTCGCATCAACCCTCGGCATCAGCGGGCAGACCATCACTGGCTGCAAGACCATGCTCGACAACGTGCTGCCGCTGATCACTGTCGGCGCCAACGACATTGCCGTCCTGGCCATCGGTGGAAACAGCGCCAGCGCAGGCATCGACCCGACCGAACAGATCGACTACGCCCTGTGCATCGACGAACTGCTGAATAAGGGGTTCACCAAGGTCTGGTGTCGGGCCATCCTGCCCAAGGCTGATGCCCAGGCCATAATCGACGCGGCAAATGTCACGCTTAAGGCCGTGATGGACGCGAAGGCCGATCCAAGACTGGTATGGATTGACGCCAGCACCTGGACGACATACCGAACGCTCGATCTCACCCATCCGACCGAACTCGGCTACTACCCAGACCTGTACAACTACGAACTTCCAGCCTACACAGCGTTGTTCGGATCATGACGTGCGTGCGGTGTGAAGTGGTCCGAGCCAAGATAATCGCCACCGGCCTGGGCGGATTGCGAAAGACCGGCGCGGAGATCGTGAAGGACCTCCAAGGCCGGTATGGTGATGTGTACCAGCTGAAGGGGCTCCGCGTTGTCCGTGCAAGCCAGAGCGGCGACATCCTGATCTATGAGGCCAGACGATGAAAACAACCAGCGAGATTCATGTCGAGTTCCATATCTCGAAATTCCAGATGCTCATGCTCAAGCTGATCAACTGCCCGAGGGTCTTCTTCGGGTTTGATGTCTGGGTGCCTAGATTCTGCGTAACGCAGCGGATCATCATCCCGGTTGGCGACCTTGGAAGGCTGGCAAAGGTCGCTCATCCCCCAAGGAATCCATAATGATCATCCTCCCCGGTGACGCCAAGAAGGCGAAGAAGAAAGAGCGATCCATGAACGCGGCCAGGGTGCCGCGTTCGGTGCGTAAGAACTATCTGGATCTGCTCGATCAGCAGGTGAAGTACCTGAAGGCTCAGACGGCGAACCTTTCCAACTTGCTGACAGGTGGTGCTGACCGGGCAACCGTGGCGACCACGCTGGCCCAGATGTCGGCGGAAGCACAGGCAAGGCTCGACCAGCTGGCCCCCGGCACGGCCCGATCATTCGTCACCGCCGCCAGCATCGCGAACAAGGAGGCAATCCAGCGGAACATAGCCTCGGCGCTGAGTGTCGACTTCGCCACCGTGATCGACGGACCGGATATCAAACCCCTGCTCGACCAGGCCATCGTCGATAACGTCGGCATGATCAAGAGCATCGGCCAGGAACACTTCGCCAAGGTCGGCCGTGCAGTGCTGGACAATTACCGAGGCGTTCCTCAAGTCGGGGACGTCTCGCTGACCAAGCGCCTGCAAGACATCGGGAACATCTCGAAGAACCGCGCCAAGTTCATCGCCCGGGACCAGACGGCAAAGCTCACTGGTGACCTGAACCAAGCTCGCCAGCAGGATAACGGGATCGATGAGTACGACTGGAAGAATGCCGGAGACCAGCGCGTAGTCGGCAACCCAAGCGGTCTATACCCCAAAGGTAACCGTGTGCATGGTGATCATTGGCATCGGGAGAACAAGCGCTTCAGTTGGTCCAAGCCGCCACCAGATGGACACCCAGGCCATGCCCCGGGGTGCCGGTGTTATGCTAAACCCGTTCTCAACCTCGACAAGCTGAAGGCGCAATACATATGAACAAGGTCGATTGGATAAAGCCAGAAGAACAGATGCCATCCGAAGGGCAGGTGATATGGGTTACTTCATTCGGATGGTCTGAGATTTGCGTTTTCCATGAAAAGGAATTCAGATCAATTCAGTCATGGGCCATCGCTCAAGATGTAACCGCGTGGGCCATCCTGGAACTTCCGGAGCCATTCAAGTGAGAATCACGACCGCTGCACGAATCAAGAACAACGCCTGGCGCTTTGACCCCGACACGGGGTTTTTGCGTTGTACCGCGGCGATCCTTTGCCCTGGCGTGATGACCTATGCGCGCGCCGAGCTCGAGGATGCAGGTCCTCCAGAAGGCCTTCAGCAAATCCGGATGTATGTTTCCCCGGAAGAACTGGCCGCGCCAGAGGGCATCGCCACGCTCGAGGGGATGCCAGCAGTTGTCGGGCATACCTGGCAGCAAGCCGGCGCACTGACCAGCTGCGGGAACATTGCCGGGGCCCCATTCATTGCCGACGGACACCTGATGGCCGGAATTCTGGTCACCGATCCAGAGGCTGTTCGGCGTACCATGCTGCCCGACGGAGACCCGGCGAAGCTTGTCGAGATCTCCAGCGCCGGAGACTGGTCGATTATCTGGCAGCCAGGCATCACGCCTGACGGCCAAGCATACGATGGTTTATTTGTAAAGCTGCGTTACAATCACATTGCCCTACTGCCTACCGGTGCGGGTCGGGCGGGGGCTTCGGTCCGCATCATTAACGAAAAAGAGGCTCCAAAGATGGAATTCACTCGCGTTCAACTGCGCATGGCGGGCGGCAAGCTGCGCTTCGTCCGTGTTGCAAACGAAGACGTCAATGCGCTGGAAGAGGCTATGACGGAAAACGAAGAGGTCGCGAAGTCTGCGATCACTCCAGACCAACTCCAGGCCGCTCTCGACGAGCTGACCACGCTCAAGGAAGAGACCAAGGTCAAGACTGACCGGATCGCCGAACTGGAAGGCATGATCACCGCCTACAAGGATCAGCTGGACGCCGCTCTGTCGCCTGCTGCCGTCGAAGCTGCTGCTGCTGACATGGCTGTCGAGAACGAAGAAGCAACCGCGGTGATGAATGCTGCTGGCCTGCAACTGGGTGCCGACGACAAGCGTCTGCGCGGTCACGCTCTGCGCTCCAAGGTCATCAACTCGGTTCGCGTGAAGAACGGTAAGCCCGCTCTGACCGAAGAAGAGCTGAAGGACGAAGGCTATGTGAAGGGCATGTACAAGGCCCAGGCAGAAATGGCAGGCCACGCCCAGCGCAAGCCAGCCGGCCACCAGGTCGTCACCACCACCGTTCAGAACGCGAACGACAAAAAAACTCCGAACATGGCGAACACGCAAGACCGTTTCGATCGCCTGTACCCGAAAGCCGAGGGTAAATAATCATGACTCTTCAAGCAGTTCAAACCGCCGTATACGACACCTTCGGCGCGCTGTATGCCGGCCAGTTGGCTGACTACGGTTCCAACGCCCTGATCGAAGGCATTCGCAGCTTCCGAACCGAGAACGTGATCGTCTTTGGCCGCGCAGTGGTCAAGGGCACCGTCAACACTCAGAACGCTACGGTACGCACCCCATACGGTGTCAAGACCGTTCTGGCCGGTTCCGTCCTGGCCGATGTGGTTGGTATCGCGATCCTGACCCAGTCGTCCAGCTCGAACGCAAGCAACGAGCCGGTGACCATCCGCGCCGAAACCATGATCCCTGTGGCCGAGCGTGGTTCGGGCGCAATCGTTGGTGCTGAGGTTCCGGCCGGCATCACCATCGTTCACGGCGACCCGGTTTACATGTCGGTCTCGCACGCAACCATTCCAGTCGGCGCATTCTCGAACGCTGCGGATACCGGCCTTATCGCCATCACTGGTTCGACCTGGTACGGCGCTGCGGCTGCTGGCACCGTCGGCCGCATCAAGATCTAAGGGGAAGGGAAAATGAGCCGCATCTTAAACTCCGCAAAACTGGCCGCTGATCTGCTCGTCACTGACGGCACCATGATCGGCGTCCAGAACGCCATGACCCCGGGCAACCCTGCCGGCCTGAATGGCGCCATGGGCTTCACTGTCGACATCTTCGAGCAGGTCAGTGCGAAAGCCTACGACGTGCTGATGCCGGAAATCCAGTGGAACAAAACCATTGCTCCAGGTTCGATCGACACCTCGATCAATGCGGGCGCCAAGCTGACCAGCTACCGCGTTCGTGACCGTCGCGGCAAGGGTGCCTTCGCCGCTGTAGTGGGCAAGGACACCCCGACCGTCGGCGTGACCCAGAACAAGGTTGTGATCCCGCTGGAAGTCGCTCGCGTAATGGCGTCTGCCGACCTGGACGATATCCGCGCCGTGGCCTTCGGCTTCGAGGGTATGAACCTGCTGACCGACTTGGGCGTCGTGATGCGTGAAGCCTCCGAGCGCCATATCGAAGAGACGTTCTTCTTCGGTTACGCGGAACTCGACTTCGCCGGCTACATTGACTACGCCCTGGTCCCGGCTACCACCGCGGGTACTAAGGCTGCTGGCGGCACCACCTGGGCCGTGGCCACCGGTGACGAGATCGTCAAGGACATCAACCTCACTGCCATCGGCACCGTGTACACCAACAGCAAAGGCGTGTTCCTGCCTGGTCGCGTCGAGATCCCTCTGGCCAAGCTGGTTCAGATCTCGGCTCAGCGCATGGGCGGCGCTGCTGGTGCAACTGGCGAGAACATCACCGTTCTCGAATACGTGAAGAAGAACAACCTCTTCACCAGCCTGACCGGTCAAGAACTGCAAGTGGTTGGTCTGCGCTACCTGACCGGCGCGGGCGTTGGCCCATCCAACCGGATGATCGTCAGCGAAGCCAAGGACGAAAACAACTACATGCCGATGTCGATGCCGTTCCAGATGCTGGCGCCGCAAGACCGCCAGTTCGCCACCGACTTGTTCGCTGAATGGAAATTCGGCAGCTTCCACAAGCCGTACCCAACCAGCGCCATCTTCGTCGACGGCATCTGATATAAACCCAAAGGAGGGGCGGCAGAGATGTCGCCCCGAGCCTTTTCCAGCACAGAGAGACCAGCCCATGTACAGCATTCAAAACCGCATGAAGCGCACCTGGATCGTTCCGGCCACCTTCAAGCCTGACAACTCCGTTTCCTTCGACAGCGTCAACATTGCCCCGGGTGCATCGGCCCTGGTTGGCGATGAGCATTGGGCCCATGTGTCCAAGGGCAATCACGTAATCGAAGCCCTGCTGACCGAGCGCCATCTGGTGGTCACCTCTGCCGACAAGTCGAAGCGCGACATCGACAAGGCCGAATTGCAGAACCCTAAATCGCCGAAAGCCCCTGACGACCTGACCGAGAAAGACGCCCGCGTCAACATCGAGACCAAGGTCGAACTGAAGGAAGTCGCTCTGAAAGATGACGACGCTCCAGCCGAAGGCAAGAGCCGAGCGAAATAACCATGACCCCAGATCTGGCAACGTTCCGCATTATGTTCGAAGAGTTCGACCCGGTCGCTGATGCGAAGGTGCAGTTCTATATCGACGATGCATCCGGCACGCTGGACGAGGGGTCGTGGGGCCTTTGCTATCCGAAAGCCGTCCTGAATTATGCAGCTCACCTTCTGGATCTTGCGCTGCAAAGGAAGGCGTCGGCAGTTGATACGGGGGATGGCGGTGTAGTAATCCCCCAGACCGGCGTTCTGGCCTCTGGTAGCGAAGAGGGCATCTCGTTCGCTTTCGCCCAAAGCTCAACACCGAAATCATTCACCCAGGAATGGCTGAGCCAGACCCCTTACGGCCAGGCTTATCTCGCCTTGCAGCGCGAGTGCCTGAGCCGAGCGGAGTTAAGCTGGTGACCGCCAGGGTTACACAGTCCAATCCTGGTTGGCTGGCCAAGCTGCTGAAAAGCTACAAGAACAAGGAAGTTCTCGTGGTCGGATACCCGGCCAGCGAGACGGGAGGGATCAAGTATCCAGATGGAACCCCGGTCACGCTTGTGGCCGCAGTCAACAACTACGGGTCGCAATCCATGAGGATTCCGGCCCGTCCTTTTATGCAGGAAGGGGCGGTGGCTGCGCTCGCTGGTGATGCCGGCAAGGTCGCTGCCGAACTGGTCCCGCTGCTGAACAAAGGCAAGATCACCGTCGCCGAGATCCTGAAGCAGATGGGGCCATACGCCGAGGCGTCATTCAAAGGCGTATTCACTGGTGTGGCCTGGACGCCAAACGCCGACTACACCGTCGAGAAGAAAGGCAGTTCGCAGCCACTGATCGACAAAGGCCTTCTCCGAAACACATTGACCCACGCCGTCAGGAGCCGCTGATGCTGATTCTACCGCTCCACGTAACCCACAATCTTCTGACCCATACCGTGCAGGCATTCGATGTCACGTTCGGCAAGGACTCGTCTGGGCGGCCTACGATCGCGCAGGCGGCCGACTATTCGATAACTGACGCCAACGTTCAGCCGGCGAGCTACAAGCAGATAGCGCTGCTGCCAGAGGGCGCACGATCAGACGGCGTGCAGGTCATGCACACCAGATCACCGGTAAAGGCCGCCGACGTCCGTAACGGCGCAACCAATGGCGTTCAGAGCTACATCCGCCACAACGATGAGATCTGGAAGGTCTGGGCTATCCAGAACTGGAAGCCTCATTCCGCGATCGGGCGATACCTGCTCACCAAGTACGTGAACATCGATGGGAGCATCACCTAATGGCAACGCTTACCCAGGTTGAGGACGCATTCGCCGCGGTGCTTGCTGGCCTTGGTCGCGAATTGGTCCAGGGTCGGATTGGTGAGGGCCCGTCACCGGCAGTTCCGTATGCGATGTGGAGCCTCGACAACCTCGAGCTATCCGACTTCCCGGTGAAGACCATTGACGGGCTCGACCAGATAATCATCGCTACCAGTACACCGATCGAGTTCCTGGTCAATATCTGCGGCGGAAACGCAATGGCCGATGCAGCCAAGTTTGCTCTATCATTCAGCCAGTCCCAGCGGCTGGCTGATTTGTACAAGCTGTGCGGCCTGTCTGGCATCAGCAAGCTTCAAAACCTCAGCGCGGTGGAGACTGGAAACTACCGGCAGCGGGTCGAATTGAGGGTGGTTCTGTTTGCCGCAATCGATCTGACCGTGCCGGCCGAACTGATGGGTACATCCTGTGTTCGAGTCATCTCGCAAGAGCCGGAATTCGACGAAACATTCTGCGTAACTGAAGGGGAGTGCCACTAAATGGCGACCGTAAACGTAATCAACTGTGGCAACAACTCGTTGCCGCGCTCGCTCGACGTAAAGGTCACGGTGCAGCGTCCTGGCGCTGAGGTAACGACTGACCTGTCAGTCCCGATTTTCGTCCAGGTTGGCGGGGGTTTTGACTTTGGTGCAGGCCGCCTGGGCTTTTATTCGACGCAAGACGCTGTGACCGACGACACCCGGGTGACCGCCCAGGGTTTGCTGGCGGCTCGCGACTTCTTTGCCCAGCCTAAGCGCGCTGCCCGCATGGCCATCGGCCAAGTGTTCACCATGCCTCAGACTGGCTATCTGCTGACCGGCGCCACCGGACTGGCCGCCGCCTTCATCGCGGTAACGAACGGTTCCTTCTCGCTGTCCATTGACGGTGTCAGCGCGGACATCACATCGCTGAACTTCAGCACCGACACCACGCTCGCCCAGATTGCTTCGCGCATCCAGACGGCTGTTCGCGCAATCGCAACCGGTGGCTTCACCCTGGCCACCGTCGCAGTCAGCGGCACCCAGTTCAAAATCAGTTCGGGTACTGCCGGCGACACGTCGAGCGTTTCGGTTCTGGAGGCAGTCTCGCCAGCGACCGGCACCGACATCAGTGGCCCTGGCTTCATGAATGGTCGACTCGGAACTGCATTGATCCAGCCAGGTTACACGCCTGGCGATCTGGTCTCGGAACTGGCGCTGATCGCAGAAGCCGCCCGCTGTGGCGGTTCGTTCGTTTACGGCTGGGCTCTCGATGCATCCTATCGTGACACGCCTGATCAGGTCGCTGCTGGCCAGTGGGCCCAGGCTCGACTCGCTGTCATGCCGCTGGTGAGCAACAGTCCTCTGGCGTGGGACGCTGGCAGCACTTCCGATCTCGGCCCGGAGATCGAGCAGCTGGGCCTGTTCCGCGCCTGGCCGTACTTCCATGATCAGGTAGCCTTCTATCCTGACATGGCTCTTCTGGCCGTCATGCTGTCGGTGAACTACGCGCAGAAGAACAGCACCATCACTGCGAAGTTCAAGGACTTGATCGGCATTCCGACCGTGAACATCAATGAGACCCAGTGGTCCGTTCTGGAAGGCAAGGGCTACAACACCTTCACGCTCACCGGCAACACTGCGCGCGTCAACCGTGAAGGTACCACCGGCAACACAGCCTGGTACATGGACGACGTAACCAACCTGGACAACTTCGGCGAAGAGATTCAGGTCGCTGAGTACAACGTCTTCCTTCGCAACGGCGCAGTTGGAAACGATCCAGATGGCCAGGCGCTCATGCAGGACGGCCTTCAGCCTGTGTGCGAGAAGTACATCTTCAACGGTGCGTTCAGCGCCAGGCGCGTTCTGGATCTGAGCCAGGTGAGCGGGTTCCGCATCGATCCCCCATACACCATCATCCCGAGCCCGTTCGAGATTCAGACCGTATCCGATCGCAACCTCCGCATCGGTCCTCCGTTCACTATCGATGTGAACCTCCGCGGCGCGATGCACTCGATCGCCGTCAACATCAACGCATACAGCTAAGGGGCGCCGAATATGTCTCGTAATACGCTTTTCCTGAACCAGGCGCTTGTTACCGTAATCGGCGACGGCTCTTCCGATGTTGATCACATGTCCGGGGATTCGATCCGGATCATCCCGAACGCCGAAGGGTCGTCCATGGAGGTCGGGTTTGACGGTGCGATCACCGTCTTCTCTACCGACTCGAGCGGCACCTTTGAGCAGGACTTCAAAGGCACAAGTCCGACACTCGACAAATACATCCGCATCTGGAAATCGCAGAAGACCGCCGCGGCCAGATTGTTCGGCTGCCAGATCATCACGTCGGCCAACCAGTCTGTTCGCCTGGAAGGGTGCAGCATCTCGAACATCGGTACTATCGCCACTGGCGGCAAAGCGGCTTCGGCCCAGACCGTCGTGATGAACGTGCAGAAAATCATCCCTAACTGATAAGGCGGCTTCATGAAAGACGTATCGACCACAATTAAAGGCCAACAGTACCGACTGATTAAGCTCGATCCACTGCGCGGGGGGCGTCTGGCTACCCGCGTGGCCCAGCACCTCGCCGGGGCTTTGGACGATGTGAAGCTGATCGAGCAGCTGATCAAATCTCAAATTGGCAATGCCGACAAGGAAGCGGCCGAGCCGCAAGACGACAAGCAGGGGATGCTGGCCAAACTCATGGATGCGCCGCAGTTGCTCTCAGCCATGGCTGGCGGTATCGGCAAGGTAGACGGTGAGGCCTTGTTCGACTGCGGCATCGAGTGCATTCGCGGGAACCTGTTCGCCGCTTCGAAGTTGCATGACGACACGGCGATCAATCAATGGTTTGGCGATCACCCTGACCACCTCCTTCTGGTGCTGGTCTGGGCGCTCAAAGAGAACTGCAAGGGTTTTTTCGGGTTCGGCGGCCAGAGCTAGAGATCACCGGAGTACGCCGCCCAAGCATCGAGATCCCGGAAGACTGGCGGATCGATTACACGATAGGCCGCCTGTTAAAGGGCGGCCTTGGCGTTACTTGGGCAGACCTTCGCGACTGGCGCTATTCATGGGATGACATCTGGTCGATGCATGACATCCTTGATCTCAATGACTGGCTCGACTGGGAGAGCCACGCGCTCTCCGAAAGAATGGGGAATAGCTGATGTCTATCGTTGACGAACTTGTAACGCTGCTTGGGCTGGAGGTTGACCCGAAAGCAGAGGGGACGGCTTCTGGCTTCGGCAAGATCCTCGGCGGCGTCACTGCTGCGGCGGCTGCGGCTGGCGCTGCACTGGTCGCGGCAGCCGGCGCAATCGTCGCATATGCAGTCGTGCAGGCCGAGGCGATCGATAAGTCGGGCAAGATGGCCGACGCCTTCGGCATCAACTTCGAAGCATTCCAAGAGCTTGAGTTCGCTGCGCAGAAGTCTGGCGCCGAGGTCGAAGAGTTCCGGATGGACCTGGAGAACCTTTCAAAGACCCTGGTCGATAACGATGCCCTGAAAGAGCTGGGCATCAGCGCCAAAGATGCAACAGGAAAGCTCAAGTCGACCGACGCCGTGCTGATGGACATCGCGGAGAAGTTCGAGACCCTGAGCAAGGGCGAGCAGAACAGGTTCACCGATCAGCTTGGACTGAGTCCAGGCGCGCTGAAGCTTCTCCAGCAGGGTAGTGGCGGCCTAAAGGGAATGCGGGAAGAGGCGCGTCGACTTGGTCTCGTCCTGGATGAGACGGCGAAGAACAAGGCGGCAAATTTCCAAAGCGCTCTTTTGAACTCTCGGTCAGTAGTTGACGCCCTCGGCAAGTCGATTTCGGTCGGTCTTCTGCCGTCCATGGCGGATGCCTTGGATAAGTTCACTGACTGGGTCGGCGCAAACCGGGAGTTCATATCGGTCGGCATCAAGCAGGTCGTCGAAGGTGTAGCGCTGGGCTTCGAGATGGTCGGCGATGCGGCGAGCTATGTAGGCGATCAGATACTGAAGCTGACAGGCCCTCTCGACGGAATCATCGGGCCTCTCGACGCAACCCAGGCCATCGCCCTGGTGGTCGCGGTAGCGATGGGCGCTCTCGCGATTGCAGCAGTCGCCGCGACATGGCCGTTCATTCTCATGTCTGCCGCGATTGGCGCAGTCATCTTGATCATGGATGACCTTTACAGTGCATTCACGGGCGGGACTTCCGTCATCGGGGGATGGTTCGACCAATTCACGGAGGCATTCCCGGCAATCACTGCCGGATTCAAGTCGCTGGTAGAGGCGGTCGGCGAATCATCCGGATCGATTGCCGAAGACCTGATGATCGGATTCAAACAGGTACTGGGATTTGTCTCGGACGTGTTTAGCGCCATCCTCGGGATAGTGACCGCCACGGTGAAGGCGATCGACAAGATCATCGGGGGCGCCAACCCGTTTGTGGTCCTGCCAGAGATGTTCAAAGAGCAGTTCGACATCATCTTCAACCTGGCCGGAAAGTACGCCGGAAAGCTGGTCGACTCGTTCAAAGGCCTGTTCGGCATGGGAGAGGAAGAGGCGGCCGGTGCAGGCGCAACTGCTCCCGCAGGATCGAAGGCGAACGTCCCGGCAGGTGTCGTGCAGGGAGCAAGCGGCGGCGGGAACAGCACGAACAACACGACAATCAACGTTAACGGCGCCGGAGACACTGGCGCCGTCGCGAACGAAGTCGTTAAGCGTGGCGGTCTCGGCCAAACCCTTCAGCAATCGAGCCCAGGGCTCACTGGCCCAACGGTCGGATAGGAGGACTTATGGCGGTAGCACTCTTTAGCGGGAACAACCTACAGATCATCAGCGACGGGCCAGAGGTCGACCTTAAGTCCGGGGAGTATCACGCCTTCAGCGCGACACCAACCAACTACACGATCGAATCTGGGGCTGCGTCATCCGACCACATCATCGAGAACCCGGACGGCTTACAGGTCGAATGGATGATGAGCAACCTCGACGAGGAAGGATCGTACGGCAACCGGGCGGCGACCCTGCTCGATGCGCTGCGAACCAAGATCAAGGCGCGCGAACTGTACGAAGTCGTTACGCACCACCGGATCTATCCGTCGATGGCGATCATCGGCGTCAGCGCGGAGCATGTCGGGCCATTTACTGGTGCGCTCCGCGGCCGAGTAACCTTTCAGGAAGTGAATCGGGACACGCTAGAAAGGACGGTTGTCCCGGAAAGCAGGCCAAAGGCTGGCGTCAAGAAGACTGCGAGCACCCAGACAAACGCCGGCCGAGTCGAGCCTAAAACTCCGACCGTCGCCGACAAGCAGGCCGCAGGAAAAGGAACAGGCAAGCCAAGTCTCGCAAGCCAGATTTTCAAGAGGTAGCCCATGGCTCTCATCATCCCCGTAAACAGCACAGGTGACCGGCGCATCCAGCTTCTGCTCGGATCGAACTTGGTCACCGTCCGCACTTACTGGAACCCCACGGTTCCAGCCTGGTACATGGACCTTTTCGACTCATCGGGCAGCACGATTGCACCTGGCCTGGCGATGGTTCCGTTTATCAACATGCTCGAGTCGCAACCAAGCCTGACGCGAATCTATGGGCAGTTCCGTGTGCTCATGCTCGACAATGGCGAGAACGATACGGAGACATCGCTTGGTGATACCGGGATTCTCTGGTGGTTCGCACCAGGAGAGTGGGAAGAGAACGAGATCCCCTCGGCCATCACCACGGTTCTCCCGTTCGACGTCCGCGACATGTATTCGACGACTGCCACATGAGTGACTTTAACCGGTATTGCGAACTCATCATCGGGCCGCTGGCCGACTGGCAGGGTGGCGGGTCTTCCGGCGAGGCGATCAAGATAATCGCCGACGGCACGAACCGCCACCTTCGGGTTGCCTTCAATTCAAACAAGACGATCGCAGGCTCGCCGAACAAGACCGACATTGCGATCTGGGGTCTCTCCCAGAGAACCATGATGTCGATCCGCGGGAATCTTACAAAGATCCAGGTCATCGCCGGCTACTCTTCATCCGCCTCGAGCGCCGGTCTTGTTGCGTCTGGCGGCATCCTTTCGGCGATACCTGAGCGCCAAGGCCCTGACATCGTGCTTAAACTGACCGCGCTGGATGGGTTCGGGGGCATGGTCCGCGGCGCATACAGTCGTGCGTTCGACGGACGTACGCCTATCTCTGCGGTGGTCCAGGACATTGCAAGCGCGCTGCCTGGCGTGACCATTGGCCAGATCGACGTCGACGGTCAGTTGTTCCAGAAAGGCCAGCAGTTCAGCGGATCAACGACCGATCAGCTCAACCGTATGGCTGATCAGTACGGGTTCAGCTGGTCGGTGCAGGATGGGATATTTCAGGCGCTCAGCGACAAGCGCGATAGCGGCCGTGAATTCGTGTTCACGTCTGACCGCAACCTGATCTCGGCCGTCCCTCTGCTCAACGGCCCAACA